ATGAATGAAACGGTCTTTGTTGCAATCAAGGTGTTGGCCGGGTTGGCGAAGATTGCGAAGTCTGCCCTTTCGTTAAATGAACGTCGGCTTATGGAGGGCGCTTTAGAAAAGCTCTCTCATGTCTACTTCTTTGATGATCGGTCTGTCGCTCTGTTGAAGCGCGTTTCTACAGGCGAAGCGATCTCATCGGAATCCGTGGAGCGCGCAATCGGTGGCTTTGCAATGTCAGAGAATCCTGTGCGTGAGGCATTGGAACTGCTGATCGAGTTCGAGTCTGTACGGGGTTCAAAATTAGGGATCGAGGCTCGTAACGGCCTACGAATGCTTTCAAACCATAAAATGGACGTTCGTATAGCAGTCTGGGAGTTTCTCCACAGGTTGGCGGACAACAACGGCGACGAACATTTCAGACAAGCTCATAGGGAAGAAGCGGACGATTGCTGGATATGATCCAGATGTTGAACGCGCAAATTAGCCTCATTGACAAGGACCTGCGCGGCCAACGTTAAGAGTCCTACCGGTGAAATTGATGGTATTCTCTTAACGCTGCGGCACGGCGATCATCCAAGTATTCGGCCAGGTCGTTGATATGAACGCCTTTTGCGGCTTTCTGACTTTCTTCGACGCGTACAAGTGGAATTTTTATATCTCCAGATGTCACCTTGCGGACGAACTTCTCTGGCGTCAGGTGTGGAAAGTAGTCCCGGCAGAGATCCTCGACCGGGATGATCGCTTTACCGCTATACTGAGCCATTAACAGGAATGATGTATTCATGGCTTAGATTCCTCTGATGCTGGGACAGAGGGGCGTGAAAGTGGGTGAGGCATATATTCGACCGGATCGACAGGGCTTTCGCCTTCCAAGTCCCACCAATAGCCCGCCTTGTGATCGGACCGGAAGGGGGGATTTGTCAGTGGTAGGTGCGGTCATATCACCCCCGCAATCTGCAGGCCGAGAACGACGCCAGCGGCAAAGCAGCATCCGAACACCGCCAGCATGACGCGAAATGCCGTGTCACGATCTTCGATCTGGTAGTCGGCCGGCATGCTGGAGCCCGCCTCGGTGCGAAACTCGACGTCATCATGCATGGCGCGAAACTCCTGCGCGTGAACGAACGGATGATGTGATTAACTGGGACGGGAGTCGTGCTCCTGACACAGGGCATCTGGACTTCGCCCTAGACCCACAGTTGTAATAGCGGAGCCGATTCGCGCAGCAACGCGAGTCGGCACCTATCGCCCTCTCATGAGAACAGCACGAAAGGACAATGAGAATGACGGAGTATGAACAGAGAAGCTTGGGCCCGCGCCAACCGGCATCGGTACCCTCTAGCCAAGGTGGCGTTGGGGCAGGTGTTGGCCCGCGACAACCTGTATCGCCAAGGCCAAGCGCTCCTAAACCCGGAAAGTAACCGCCAACATGAACTTCGAGGATGTCCGCTTTAACGTGTTGCGTAACGCGCTCTACCATACGGCGATGCGTCGCCACTTTGAGAAATGGAACCGTTGGTTCAATTTCCTCGTGGTGCTGCTCGGCGCGGCGGCTATCGCGGATGCGCTCGGACGGTGGGGTATCCCGCCATATGTTGTCGGAACCGCAATCGCGGGGATCGGTGCTGCACAGCTGGCGTTCAATCTTGGGGGTAACGCCAGCCTGCATCAACAATTGCAGCGGGATTACTACAATCTCCTCGCTGACATGGACGGTGTGATTGCACCGACACAAGACGATGTCGCCGATTGGATATCGTCCATGATGCGCATAACCGGCGACGAACCGCCCACGATGCGTACTGTTGATGCGAAAGCTTACAATGACGCAATCGACGCTACTGAACGCGAGCGCGATGAAAGACTCTACATTCCGCTGTGGCGCTGGATGCTTGAATTCTGGTTTTCGTCTGAAGGTTACACCTTCGACAAGCTGAGCGAGCGAAAGCAAAAAAACGCAGCCAGAAAGACCTGGTGGAAGTGGCTTTGGAGGCGTTGAGATAGGGCTCATTGCGCCGCCGCCATAAATATAGGGGCTGGCCGCATGGTGAGGGCAGTGTGAGGCTGACCTTCAAGCGCATCGGCAAGTGCCGCCACGACCTCTATCGGTGCTGCGTCCCAGATTTCAATCTGGACATAGCTCGAACGGTCGCCGTCCATGACGCCATGAAGCGCCGCGCGCTCGGCCTCATTCAAGTTGCGCCATTTCTGGATATCGTAGTCGCCGAACAAAATGCCGCGAGATGATCCGCGCTGCATGTGACCAACGGAAAATCCGCGATCGTGGAGCAAACGCTCGGCACGCCGAACGGCAGCGAAGTCGCCTTCGTCTGTCAGTCTCGCCATGAAAATGATGTTTGACATAGGTCTCTCCGCTTGAACTCGGAGAACCAGCTGCGCCATCTACTCACACACATTCCGGCGCAGCTAGCTTCCGGTGGGGCAGGCTCAAAATGCGCATTATGCACATTACTGTCAACATAAAATGTGCATAATGCGCAAAATTGTGCGAAAGCACAGGGCTATGTGCATGGAGACATTCGATTCTGTGAGGTGCAGATTAGCTATCGCGCACGCATAATGACCGATGTGCCTTCAAGTAAGATCTTGAAGTGGCCACGTGTAAAAGTTTTCATTATGTAGGCGTAAAGGGGAGCGAACGTGAATTTCACTGAAGAAATTCTTGAGGTGTGGCAGAAGCTAACTTTGCAGGAAAAGCGACTATTTATCGCTTTCTGGAAGCAATCAAAGTGCGAAGGATCGGAAGCATCGCCTCTTTGTCTTCTTCGGTGGCTTCGGCAATCAACAGGCTAAATTCTCTATCGATTTCGTTCTCATGATCGGTGTTGGACATAACGGGACCTGTTCCTTCACCGGTCAGCAGCCAGGCTTCACTCACCCTGTAAGCCTTGGCATACTTGGCAGAGACACGGCTTATCCCGCGATTGCCCTGTTCATGCTGGGCATACGAGTTGTAATTCCAACCGAAGAATTCGCATGCGCTCTTAGCGGTTTTGAAGCCGCGAGCGAGGCGGGCGTTTTCAAGGCGCTTTGCATAATCTGGACGAGTATCGATCATGGTTTGCATATTGCACACTTTCAATGTGCGTTTCGCCTTGACAGAAAAATGTGCCTAATGCACATTCCTCTCCATGAGCGAAACACCTTTAGATATTCCAGCCATAAGAAAGGCTCTCAGTCTGACCCAGTCTCAGTTAGCAGACATGGCAGGAGTCAACCTTTCTACGGTTTGGCGTTGGGAAAATGACGGCGTCCCAAAAAGAGGACCAGCCCGTGCGTTACTGGATCGTTTGAAAGCTGAAGCGCTCGGTATTCAGAATTCGCCCGCAAGTTCCTCTGCGGGTGATGCTGGAGCGTCTCTGCCGCCCCATGACGCTCCAGCGATTTTTGAGCAGGGTAGAGAAGCGGTATTTCATCGGGTTCATACCCCGAAGAACGCGGGTTCGAATCCGGTCCCAGCAACCAGTTTCAATTCGTCCAGCATCTCCTCGCAGTCGGACGGAAACGCCGGGGCGCGCTATTTGAAAGACGACCGATGCGCCCCGGCGGCTGTTTCCGGCGAGGTTGCGCGATGACCTCACGCCAATTCGCGAATATCACGCCTCCTTCTTACCTCCTCTGGGAGCGAGATGAGGTAACGCAAAAAAGCATCTGCGAAGCCCCGGGCCGCTACAATCTCTTCCCGGGTTACGCCATCAATATCATGCGCTCCGCCATTGCCAACAATTCGGATTTCATGTGCCCAATCCTTCATTGCTTCGGGGATAAGATTGTCGGTCTGGAGTTTATCGATACGCTTGATCAAGTCTCCCTTAAGGTCCGGGTATTTTTCTTTGATCGCCGTTTCGATGGCGCGACGGTACATAACCGCCGCCGCATCTTCGCATCCCTCCATTCTGAGATTTTTTTCCGCTGTGGAGTAAGCTTTCAGTACTGCAGCAGAAAGATGGCCTGGAGTGTCAGATTCCGGGCTAGGCGTATAGACGACGTATCCATCACAACCAATGTCTTCGAGCGTGACCACTGGATCATCGAACAGATCTCCAAGCGCATTTTCATATTGATCCATGCTTACAAAGGTGTCCGCCTCCGCAAATATAGAGACGCCTATTGGGTGATGGCAGCGCCGACAAACCGCACCGCCGACAGCGTACCAGCGTCCATTTTGTGGCAATTGCTTAATCGCTTTAGCAGCAAAAACATCGAGCGCGATATCAACCGCGTGACAATGTGGACATGTGGCAACGAGTTGACCCATGACTGACCCCCAAGAAAAAACTAAGCTTGCTGACGGCTATATCAAATTTCGGCTGGAGAGTAATCGACGCGATTTACCCATGGTGAATCGAACATTCTGTCCTCCGTAGTTGTTCGTAAACCAGTCCTATCGGCAGGGCCTTCCCATTTCACCGAATCCTTTGATCGTTTTTTTTCCTTGAAGTTTCAGGGAGGTTCTTTTGCGCACTATTTCCGAGCCGGAACGCCGAACGCTAAAGGCCGCAACTGACGGTGCATATGTGCTGTCGGGCGGCATTTCCCGCATTCTGGACTTTACCCGCGTCTCAACTTCGCAGCTGTCAAAGTACGCATCGTTCGGCGAGGACAACATCTACAGCTTCGCGCCTATCGACGTGGCGGTCGAGATCGACCGCGCCGCGAAGTCGCCGACGATCACAAAAGAGATGGCAGCGCTGCTCGGTTATGAGCTGGTACCTGTCGGCATTCGGAACGAATTCGCGGCATCGCCGGCACCGATCTCCGAAAAGGATGCAATGCGCATCATGAAAGAGGGGATGGACGTATCGCAGGCGATTATCGAGGCCTTGACGGATAATCGGATCGATGCCGCCGAGCGCAAGAATATCGGCAAGGAAGCTCTCGAGCTTATGCGCGTGATGGACCATCTCATCCGCCGACTGGAGACGGGAACATGAGTTCGGCTCGCCGCATGAAATATCTGATCGTGGACGGTTTTGTCGGCGTCATGTGCTGGCGCCAGCCGGTCAAACGTTTTGGTTGCGATCGCTCCAGACGGATCCTCGATCGATTTCCTAAACAAGCCGATGCGATAGCGCGGGCCACTGTTGAGGGTGGCTCGCGCCTTCGTGCTGGAAAGGCAGTTCGTCATGACTGAGCTTCAGGAGGGGTATGATCCGTGGAGCGCCAAGTCGGCGAGGGCAGGGAAAAGGCGTACCAAGGCCGTCGATATTGAAGTTGACGAGCACGATGCGTCGGAAGTTCTTCCGGCGACCGGCGACGACATTACCTCGGAAGCCCAGACTATCGCCGTCGGGCAGCTTCGCGCCTTCATTGAACGTATCGAGCGGCTGGAAGGGGAAAAGTCCGAAATCGCCGACGAAATCAAGGGTGTCTACGCCGAGCTGAAAGGTTCGGGTTTCGACGCCAAAACCGTCCGGGCAATCATCCGCCTCCGCAAAAAAGAAGATCACGAGCGCCAGGAAGAGCAGGCAATGCTTCAGCTCTACATGGACGCGCTTGGCATGTCGTGAGGATGGCTGTGATCAAGTTCGTCCGGAAACACGACCTCTTCTTTGCAGCTCTTCTCGCAACCCTCTGCGTTCTCGGAGCGGCTTCCCCATTTTTTCTCGTCGTTTATCTCGCGGAGGTTCGTTCGTATGAATCCGTCAAGTTTTAAAGTTGCGGTTCGCTTGAATGCCAAGGCCTATGGCAGCCTTACCGCAATGGCCGAGCGCAGGGGCTACAAGCCGTCAGCCTTCGCGCAGATGCTTTTCGATGCGGCCTTTGCTGCTCGCGTCGGTCAGGAGCAAGGGAACCCGGTTTCGGATCGAGAACTGGATCTGCATGTTCGCTTTGCCACGGCGCTGGCGGATGGCGTCGGTGCAGCAACGTTGGAACGGGCGGTTCTTCTGCTGGAAGGGCACCGCGCCAAGGCGGCGCCTGCTTCAAAGAGGTCGGGGAAAAGCGGGGTCGCGGCATGACATATCCGTCGCATCCGCTTGCCGACATATTTCCGATGATCGCGGAAGCCGACTTGAAGGTTCTTGCAGCTGACATAGCCGCAAACGGTCAGGTCGAGCCTATCCTGCTGCTAGAAGGCAAGGTTCTGGACGGGCGCAACCGTCAGGCCGCATGCGGTATGGCCGGCGTCAAGCCGATATATGCCGAGTTCGCCGGATCTGACCCTCTCAGTTTCGTCCTGTCGAAAAACCTGCACAGGCGTCACCTCAGTGAAAGCCAGCGCGCCATTGCGGCGGCGATGATTGTCGATTGGGAGCGCGGTGTAAATCAGGCCACTGCTGGGTCAGCAAATTTGCCGACCCGACGTGCGGCGGAAAAACTGTCGGTTTCGGAACGGGCGGTAACGGCTGCTCGTCGCGTGCGCGAACATGGTGCGCCGGAACTCATTGACGCGATCCGGGCGGGCAAGGTTTCGGTTCATGCAGCCGAGGCCCTGTCCGAACTACAGCATGCCGAGCAGGCGAGGGTGGTTCGCGAAGAAAAGAAAGCGATTGTCGCCGAAGCCAAGAAAATCCGGGCAGAACAGCAAAAGGTTCGCCATGCTGTGCGGCTTACGACTATGGCTTTGGTTGCCGAAAAGGGGCGGGAAACTGCGCCTGGCAAAGTGCAGCGCCTCTATCCCATCATCTACGCGGATCCGCCATGGCGGTTCGGGGTTTACTCGGAAGAAACTGGCCGGGAAAAAAGCGCAGAAAACCATTATCCGACAATGGACACGGCGTCGATATCCGGCGTGCTTGCTGAGATCGGCTCACCATTCACGCCCGATGCGTTGCTCTTTCTCTGGGCAACGAATCCGATGCTGCTGGATGCGGTTGGCGTCATGCAGGCTTGGGGCTTCACCTATGTCCATCACTGGATCTGGGACAAGGAAGTCGCAGGAACCGGATATTGGGGCCGCGACCGGCATGAATTGTTGCTGATCGGCAAGCGCGGTACTCCGCCTGCGCCGCTCGCCGGTACTCAGCCTGAAACCGTGCACCGCGAGCGCAAGAGCAAGCATTCGGCAAAGCCAGTATGGTTCGCCGAGCAGATTGAGCGACTTTATCCCGATGTTCCAAAGCTCGAACTGTTCTGCCGTTCGCCGCGTCCCGGCTGGGATGCCTGGGGCTATGAAGCTGCGGGGAGGGTGGAAGAGTGACAGACGCCACTATGCCTGCCCGCAAGCGCAACATTTATCTGTCGGGACCGATGACGGGCCTGCCAGACTATAACTATCCGGCTTTTCACCGCGTCACGGCCCAACTGCGAGAGTCGGGGCACCGCGTCTACAATCCGGCAGAGTTTCCACACGATGGCCCACCGGAAGAATTTCCGATCAGGCGGGCGTTTGCGTCCTATTGCAATTTCATCTGTCTGGAAGCTGACACCATCGTCTTGCTACCGGGCTGGGAGCGATCCAAAGGCGCACTCGCGGAACGACAGCTGGCGCTCAATTGCAGCCTAGAGTTCATCGAATGGAGGGGCGCGATATGAACCCCGAAGCGATGGAGCTGCATCGGATCCGAAACAAGCTTGCCGGGCTGTCTGGGCAAAAATGGTACCGATCCGCTGATGATCGCGGCCAGTTTGTCGAGGCGAGAACTTCCGTGGGCGAACTCAATGAGATCGCCCGCTTTGATCCCGGCGCACTGCCGGAAGAAATAGACTTTGTTGTCGGTGCGCCGGAAATGGTGGCCTTTCTGCTGCGACTTGTCGACCGGGCGATTGCAAAGGCCCGCAAGCAAGCGCCGCGTCAGCAAAACCATAGCAAACGTAAGGACTTCGCGGCGGAAGCTGCCATGAAGTGCGATGACGCCGCGTTCAAGGTCTTTCTCGAAGAAAAGCACGGGCTTGAGCGGCCTCTTACTGCCGAAAGGGCCGCGCAGAAGCTGCGCACCATCCTCGGCATCACATCCAGAAGCGAACTGAACAGGGACGATGCGGCGGCGGATCGCTGGCGCTCATTGCGGGCATCGTTCAAGGCGTGGAGAAAGGTGGGCAACTGATGGCTGGACAGGATTTTCGGCCTGGCGCGTGGATGCGCGGGAAAGGCGGTTCGCAATGAGTGGTCCGCGACTTTCCATCATTCCGGCCCGTGCGGCCACAGACATGGCGCTGAAACCCCGTGACTTGCAGGTGCTTTGCGTCCTCGGCAGGCATACTGACGATCTGGGCTGGTGCAGGCGCAGTCAGGTGAGAATGGCGGAAGAGATGGGCTGTGCCCGATCAACCGTTTTCGATGCGATCAATCGTCTGGTTGATGCGGGCTATCTGGAGCGGCACGTCCAGGAGTCCGACAGCGGGCGCGATAGCGCGCATCTGTATCGCGTGGTTCTCGATCCGATACATCCGGATCCGGTGAGCGTTCCTGACGCCGATGACCCCTGCCGGTATGTCGGCACCCCTGCCGGTATATCGGCACCCCCTGCCGCCCCAGAGCCGGCACCCCCTGCCGGTCCTGGACCGGCACCTATTAACGACCCCTCTTTAACACCCCCTCTTAACGAAGAGAAAAAAGGGCGCGAGCGCGAAAATCCGGAAGGCATGGAAAATCAGCCAAGATCGTCGGGTGAGGATGATCCCAAAACTGCTGCATTCGAAAGGCGAGTTATCCGGTTCTGCAATGGCGTGGGCTACCAGGCCGGTATTTGGCCGAAGTGGGACAACAAAACGACTTTGGATTGGATCAAGCGTCAGTTCGCCGGCATTTCGCCGGATGAGCGCAAACAGGCCGAGCGTTGGCGCGACGCCTATCTCCTCGACGCTGCCGAGCGGAAAGTGAAGCCGCAGCCAGTGGGTACGTTCTTCCGCGACAGAATGTGGAATGCACTCGACCCGGAAATAATCTTGCGAGCCGAACGGGCTGCGGCTGCGCAGAAGGCCAAGGAAGCCAGAGAAGCCAGCCAGAGACCTGTCGGCTGGGCTAAATGCCTTGGTCCTGTCGGCATGGCGCGATTGTTCGCCTTCCTGCTCGATGGACCGTCGGCCACATCCATGGTGAGCGGTTTGCCGATGACGGACTGGCAACTCAGCAAGGCCTGGCCATCGGTGCATGGCTTCAAGATCACCATGCAACAGAAAGGTGGCATTGTCTTCGGTCAGCGTTGGCATGATCTCGCCAGAACACTGGAGCCTGTTCCACGGGACACAGACGTATTGGAGGCGTGGAGGGAGGAATTTCGGGCCAGAGGCTGGCCTTGGCTGTCAGCATTCGACAGCGCTCCCGTCGTCTTCTGCCCGAAAGGTGGGCCCACTGCGCTCCATCAATTTGAATCCGCTTTGAGGGGACTGGGTGAACATGATGGCAATTGACCGCAAGCAGATCGACGCGGCGCTATCCATGCAGCCGACTGCTGATCAGTGCAAGGCTATCGACAGGGTGCTGTCGGAGCGCCGGAGGGTGGCAAGAATACGGGCTGCTGCAGCCGTTCGGGCAGGCGACGATTCGCCCTGGCTGGTGCTTCGGGTAATGTCCGGACGTGAAATCGCGGTGCGCGATGATCTCGAAGCGGCCAATGTCGAGGCGATTGTCCCCATGAAACTGGGGCCAAAAGTGCGTCGTTTTCATAAGGAAATTCCACCGAAACTCCAGCCGGTAATGATCGGGTACATTCTGGTTCGATGTCGGCTTGGCAATGATGCATTGGCAGGATTGCTGACATTCGAACATGTTACAGGCGTGCTCGGCGGATGCGACAAGCCTTATCTGGTCGATGCAAGGCACGTCAATAATTTCAAGGAGAAAGCGGACAAAGGTGAATTCAATCATGAAGTTCCGCACGCCGCATTCGCCGGGGTAAGCCGAGTCGCTATTCGTGAGGGAATATTTGCCGGGAGGACTGCCGATCTGGTGTCAGGTGGCGGGAAGGGGAAAGGCGTTGCCGTTGTCGAACTAATGCTGTTCGGTCAAGCCACGCCTATGATTATGCCGCTTGCATTTCTCGCGCCGTTATGAATGTAATCCTGTCACGGGATGATCCGGTAGAGAATAGTGAGCCTCGACACACGGTAGCACGTGGGGACAAGTTCCTGAGGTGGTCGCGCTCGGACCCCGCCCTGACTGCCAGACCGGCAGAAAGCGATTCAGGGCCAGTGCGTAAGCTATGTCCAGAATTCACCAGCATCCATGAGCGCCGCGAGGCGCTCTTTGCTTATGAAGATAGGGGTCTGATATGAACCTTGATGTCTCGATAGGACTCAACGGATCGACGTCCGCTTTTCTGAACTTCGACACGCGTGAATTCGACAAGTTTCTTGATGCGGTCGAGCGTGATGTGATGCCAAAGGCAATCGTCGCTGCGCTCAACCGGACTGCAGCAGTCGGCCGGCAGGAAGTCCAGAAGGAAATGGAACTTCATCTCGACCGCGTGACGCCATATGCCAAGCGCGGTGTTGTCTATGAGCAGGCCAACCAGAACCGACTGTCTGCGACGGTCATGATCGCCGGGCGGTCTTGGGGGCTGAAGAACTCAACCGCGCCTGCCAATTTTCTGACGCCGCAATTCTTCGGAGGTCAGCGCAACCTGAAATCGTTTGAGCGGCAGTTGCAATCCTACGGCTATCTCAAGGCCGGGGAATACGCTGTGCCTGCCCGCGATACGCCCCTCGACCAATACGGCAACGTCCGCGTGGCCCTGATCGTCCGTATCCTTGCCGACTTGCAGGTTGGACCTCGAACCGAGGGGTACAACCGCAAGAGAACCGAGGCTTCGACCAAGCGGAACCGGAACTATCGGTTCGCCCGTTTCTTCGTGCCCGAACGCAATTCGCACCTCCACCCCGGTGTTTGGCAACGCGACCCCCGTGATAACGGGATCAAACCTGTTTTCCTGTTCGTTCGCATGCGGCCTTATGCCAAGCGTATCGACTTCCATCGCATCGTGCGGGAGGTCGCCGAGCGCAAGTTCGGAGAGTTCGCAGCGGAAGAGATCGGGAAGCGGATGAAACGCTAATCGGATCTGCGACGGCGAGGCTCGAAAAACATTTCGGGTCCTTCCTCGCCGGGTCTGCCTGCGGGTATTTCGCACGGCGACTCTTCGGTAGTCTGAGCCCGAAATCGAAGCCTAAAGTCGAAGGCTAAACAACTAAACTCGCTGGCTAAAATTGGAAACCTGAGCGCCGGACTATGCGCCACCGCCGCGCAATCCCGAGGTTCACAGATGACCGCAACGCAGTCGTTGCCGACCATGACGAAAGGCGAGTTCGCCCGGCTCATCAACGTAACGCCGGGCCGCGTGTCTCAGTACATCGCGTCCGGCCAGATCGGTCCGGATGCGCTGGACGGTACCGGGCGCAATGCTCGCATCATCGTCGACAAGGCGCGCCGACAACTGACTGGCCGTCTGGACGTTGCGCAGCGCGTCGGACTGAATGGGCTTGGCAATCGTGTTACCGCTCCCGAAGTTGCGCAACCAGAACCGGAGACGTCCAATTATCGGCCACCATCCCAGAGCGACGCTATCGCGGACCAAATCGCGAAGGAAAAGCTCGAACAGGCCAAAATGCAGACTGCGCGCGCAAAGCGCGAGGAAGCACTTGCCGAAGGGCGCTATATCCGCGCCGACGAAGCCAAGGCCGAAATCACACGTGCGGTCGCCATGGCTTACCGGGTGATGGAAGGCGGGCTTGCAGATATGGCGACATATCTTGCCGGTCAGTTCGAGTTGCCACAGCGCGATATCCTGCATCACTTGCAAAAAGCTTTCCGGGATGTCCGGGTTCGTGCCGCGCAAGGATTTCAGGAAGCGGCGGAAAATGAGACCCAGCATATCGTCGATGACACGGACGAAGAAGACGAATGACCATTCTCTCCAATCCGCGTCGTCTGGTCTATGAGGTTCTACAGCAACAGACGCTGCCGCCGCCGCCCGTTGACTATCTGAAATGGGCAAAAGGCAACATTGTCTTTTCTGACCGCATCACGCAGTTTCCGGGGCCTTACAACGAGGCCCTTTTTCCTTTCTTCTCGGAAATCCTGCGGGCGTTGTCGCCAGAAGATGCTTGCCGCATCGTGACCATTGCCAAATCCGCACAGGTCGGCGGTACGGTTCTGGCGAATATATTCACGCTCGGGACCATGGATATGGACCCGTGCGATTTCCTCTATGTCCATCCGACCGAGGAAAACGCCTCCCGTTGGTCGAAGCAGAAGCTCATGCCGCTGCTTCGTGAAACGACAGCGCTCGCGCAACTGTTCCCGGAAAAGAGCCGGGATGGCGGTAACTCGATCCACTACAAGGAACGTGCTGACGGGCGCGGCGCTATTCAGGCCGCCGGCGCGAACTCGCCTTCCGGCCTGTCGATGATCTCGCCGCGCAAGCAGGTGCAGGATGATCTGTCGAAATGGCAAAACAACGACGCAGGCGATCCGGAAAGCCAGGCGGAAAGCCGGTCAAAGGCCTTCATTTCTGCAAAGATTCTCAAGATTTCAACGCCGCTCATTGCACCGGGCTGCCGCATCTCGACGAACTTTGAACAGGGTACGCAGGAACGATACCACGTTCCCTGTCCGCACTGTCACCATCTCCACGCGCTGGAATGGGAGAACATGCGGGATCATATCGATCCCCAGCATCCAGAACGCGCCGCGTTCTTCTGCCCGAAGTGCGGTGGCGAGATCCGCGAGCATCATCGCGCATGGATGGTCGATCCGGCGAACGGTGCTCGATGGGTGGCAAAATATCCGGAACGTGCCCGCTATCATCGGTCGTTCCATATCTGGGTTGCTTACTCGCCGCTTGAAAGCTGGGAAGCTCTGGCCCGGGCGTTTCTCAACGTCCAGCGTGGTGGACCGGACGACAAGGGCAAAAAGACAGGTGCCGAGCAGGTCTTTTTCAACGACTGGCTTGGATTGCCGTTCGAGACTGACGGTGAGGCCATCGGCTGGGAGATCCTGCGCGATCGTGCCGAGCAAGGCAGCGTCATTCGCGGTATCATTCCGCCTCGCGCGCTTGTGCTGACAATCGGCATCGACGTACAGGGCGACCGCGTGGAATGGCTGCTGCTTGGCCACGGCAAGAACCGTTATCGTGTGGTGATTGATCGCGGTGTCTTCGATGACAGCGCAGGGCGAAGTCTGCCGGGCTATGTCCCTCATTCGGGCCATATATCCGAACCGCAGGTGCAATATGCGCTCTCAAAACTGATCCACCGCGAGTGGACAGATTGCTGGGGCAACAAGCGTCGCGCCGACCTGACCGCTATCGACGGTAACGCCTATACCGAGGATGTCTGGGAATGGGCGCGCAAGCATCCGATCACAGACGTTATCATGGTCCGTGGTGACAATCGCGAGGCAGCGCCGATGCTGGCGCAGGTGAAGAAGGAAAAGGACAAGCGCGGCAAACCGCTTAAATATCAGCGGCGCTTCTTCAACTTCAATGCCTCGGTGATGAAGGCAGGGCTCTATCGCTCCTATACGAAGGAAGATCCCGAACAGACGGGATTTTTCGATTTCGCCAAGGGGCTGGGTGACGACTTCTTCCAGCAGGCGACTTCGGAACGGCGCGTGCAGCGCAAGAATCGTGCAGGCCATCCCTACTATGAATGGGAACTTCCGTCTGGCACACGCAACGAAGCGCTCGACATGATCAATCAGGGTCAGGCTGCAGCGCTTCGCCTCGGTATCAATTACTGGACCGAGGAAGAATGGGACACGCTTGCGGAGCGACTGGCCAGCGAGCCACCGCCACCTCAACTCGATCTGGAAGATTTGATGTTGCAGGCGATGCGCCCGTCAACGCAGACGCCTGCCAGACCTGACGACGAAGAAGCAAATCCGCTCGTTGCAGCGGCGATTGCCCGTGCCCGGGCTCGCGCAGCGCGCCGCGGTTACCAGGAGATCAGAACATGACGGACAGAGAGCTTACAGAAAAGCAGCTTTCCGAAGCCCGCGCCGCTCTGCACCGTCTTCTGACTGGTGTGGCCACGGTCCAGCTTAGCTATCAGGGCGAGAGCGTGACATACACCACAGCGGATGAAGGTCGCCTTCGAGCCTATATCCGTGAACTGGAAGCCAAGCTCGGCATTGCGCCTTCACGCACCCGTGCACGCCGCGTGGTGTTCGGATGAGCAAGCACGTGCTTCTTGATGGTTACGGCGCGCCGTTGCCGGATTCGCTCCGGGCTGCGGCTCGTCGGAGTTACGCCATGAGCGCTGCCTATAGTGCCGCCGGCAACGATCATGCATCCATGGCCGCATGGCAGCCTGGCACATGGTCGGGGCAATCAGCGCTCGGGTTCTCCCGTGACGCTGCTGTTGACCGCATCAACGATGCGGTGCGCAATAACGGTTGGGCATCTGCTGGTGTTACGCGCCTCGTCGACAATATTGTCGGTTCGGGTTGGCGTCTGTCCTCGAAACCGAATGCCCGAACGTTGAATCTGACCGAGGATGAGGCGGATGAGATCGGCGACCAGATCGAGGCCCTTTGGTCGGATGTCGCCACCGACCCGATGAACTGGTTTGACGCCGAGCGCACCAAGTCGGTTGCGGGTATTCTCGGCCTCGCAGCACGTCATCGTTTCACAGACGGCGAGGCCTTCGCGGTTCTCCCCTATCGTCCGGGGGGCAACGGCTATGGAACTTGCGTTCATGTCATCGACCCTGCGCGCATTTCGAATCCAAACGGGAAGATGGATAGCGAGACGCTTCGTGATGGTGTTGAAATCGACCCGGATTTCAACTCGCCTGTTGCCTACCATGTTCGCAAGACCCATCCCGGCGACGTCTATAGTCGTATGCGGGAAATGTTTGTCTGGGAACGGATCGAGCGGAATGACGAATACGGCCGCCCGCTCGCTGTTCATGCATTCGAGGCAACCCGCGCAGGTATGACGCGCGGTGTTTCGCGCTGGGCCCCTGTGCTTCAGAAGCTGAAACAGATTTCTGATTATGATGATTACGAATTGCAGGCCGCTGCTCTCAACGCAGTTATGGCAGCATTCATCAAGACGCCGCTCGATATGGACGATCTCGCCAGTTCGCTTGGTGCAGGCGACTTCGGAAAGTCGATCAATGCAATGTCAGCGGCGCAGCAGGCAGCCTATAAGGCCGACCCGATCAGGCTACGTGGAGCACAGGTCAATTTCCTCAATCCCGGGGAAGAGGTCGAGTTCACCAAATCTGAACATCCGAACGCTTCATTCGAAGTGTTTGTGAACGCCGCACTTCGCAACATCGCATCCACGATTGGCCTTACCTATGAACAGCTGACCATGGACTGGTCGAAGGTCAATTATTCGAGCGCTCGCGCCGCATTGCTCGAAATCTGGCGTGGCCTGACTTCAACGAAAACAGGTTTCGCGCATTCCTTCATGCAGCCAATCTATTGGGCATGGCTGGAAGAGGTTTTTGATCAGGGCCGCATTCGCCTGCCGGCGCGTGCTGTTTCCTTCGAAGCCAATCCGGCTGGCTGGGTGCGTGCTGCATGGATCGGCGGCGGACGCGGTTGGGTGGACCCCGAGAAGGAAGCCAAGGCAGCGGCTATCCGCCTGGCGACCGGGCTCACGACGCAGGAATCCGAATCTGCCGAACAGGGCCGCGACTGGAAAGAGGATATCATTCAGCGCGGACGCGAACTCCGCTTTGCAGCCAAGCATGGTGTCACTGCCGGTGAAACCGCAAGTGCCGGCGTTGTATCGCGCTTTTCAAACGAACCGACCAATACCGGCAAAGGCGAGGAAGAGGAACAATGATTCAATACGCTATGCCGGAAATTGCAGCGCGGCTCTTCAATACGCCGCTCATGCTGCATGAGGGAAAGGCGAACATCATCGCCCGCGCCTTCGGCCCCCGGGTCTTGGGTCGGGAACTCGACATGAATCACGGCCCGGAAATGGGCGTTCTCACCGAGGACATGCGCGGGCTTCGCGACGGATGGACCGGGGAGAAAACCTACAACGGCCCGAAGATGGTCGGACCTGTCGCCGTCATTGAGGTCGAAGGCTCTCTAGTAAACAAGGGAGCGTGGGTCGGCAAATCTTCCGGTGTCACTTCCTATGAAGGCCTCAACATACAGATCGCCGATTGTCACGAGCGTGACGACATCAAGGCTGCGGTGTTCGAGATCGACAGCTTTGGCGGGGAAGTGGATGGCTGCTTTAATTGCGCGGAGGAACTATTCCAGCTTTCGCTGGAAAAGCCGACTATGGCCATCCTGACCGATCATGCCTGTTCTGCCGCATATCTGATTGCGTCGGCCTGCCGGCAGGCTGTCATTCCTGCAACCGGTTATGCCGGTTCTATCGGCGTCATCTCCATGCATGTCGATGCGTCGGAATGGGCAAAAAAGCAGGGCCTCGCCGTAACCATCCTGCGGGCGGGAGAGAAGAAAGCCCGCCCGGGCATGTTCGAGGCAATGACCGACGAAGAATACAGCAGCGCTATTGAGGATCTGGAATCCATGCGCGTGCTGTTTGCAGAGACCGTCGCGCGCTATCGCGCCGGTCGACTTTCTCTTGATGCCGCGCTCGCCACCGAGGCGGATACGTTTCGAGGCCAGAAGGCCGTTGATCTCGGGCTGGTCGATGCTGTCGCCCGTCCAAAAGATGCCTTCCGCGAATTTCTGGCTGCGATAGGCGCGTAAGCGCCGAGACTGACCAACCCTACAATCTGAACAAGGAAAAAGCTGATGTCGCTTGCACGCGCTATCCGGGCTGCCGTTGGCGGTGGCCGGTCTATGAAATCGCGCCTCGAAGAGGAAAAGCCCGAGGACCTCGAAGACGAAACCCGTCCGGAAGATGAAGCCGAGGACGAGGATCAAGCCGATCCACAGGCGGAAGAGGACGAAGACAAGCCCGCCGATGCGGACGAAGATGAGCCTGTTTCCGAAGACGACAAGGATCAGGGCGAATTCGCTCGTGGCCGCCGCGCAGAGCGGAAGCGCATGTCCGCCATTCTCGGCAGTTCGCACGCAGAAGCCAACCCGTCTCTTGCGGCGCATCTCGCGTTCAGCACCGGCATGAGTGCCAAGGCCGCAATCGGCACACTCAAGGCTTCCGGCGCATCCGGTTCCGGCAAGCCTTCGCTGTCGTCGCGCATGAACGGGAGAGTTCCCGCGCTCGGCAATGGCGGCTCCAAGTCTGCGCCCCGCACTGGCGATGAAAGGCTGATGGCCTTTGCCAAAAGCCGGGCCGAAGCACGGAACCGCAAGTAAGCGGCACCTGTCACCCTCAACGAACTCTTTCTGGGAGCAATCAAAATGCGATCCGAAGAATATACGCCCGGCGATCTCCTTGTCGGCGATTACCCTGTTGCTGTCCGCACAGTCACCATCGGTGCGGGCCAGGTGCTGAAGCGTGGCGCCGTTCTCGGCGATGCTGACGGCACATTCAAACTTTCGACCTCTGCCGCAGCCGATGGCTCGGAAGTGCCATCCGTAGTGCTCGCCATTGACGTCGACACATCCGCAGGCGCGCTCGAAAAGCGCGTCTACACCAGTGCTGGTTTCGATGGCTCCAAGCTCATTCTGGGCGAAGGCCACACGCTGGCAACCGTCGAGGCTGCGTTCCGCAAGGCATCGGCTCCGCTTTACATCCACACGCTGGCCTGATCGGCAGCGCCTCTCACCCTCGCGTTTGCAACGCACCATTTGAGGATAATCCAAGATGGAAACCCTTTTCAGCACGGTTGCGCTGGCTGCTGTTATCGAGTCACGCGACCGTCCCACCGCATTCATTCGCGATACTTTCTTTCCGAACGGCTTTCAGTCGGATTCGGAGGAAATCGCCTTCGACAAATTGAAGCGTCGTCGCAATGTCGCTCCCTTTGTCTCCCCGCTCGTTCCCGGTCGCGAGCGCGCTATTCGTGGTCGCCAGACCAATGTTTTCACTCCGGCCTATGTGAAGCCCAAGAATACCATTCGCCCCGGCGAAGGTTTCCGCCGTCGTCCGGGCGAGCGCATCGGCGGCGAGATGACCGCCGAGGAACGGTACATGCAGACCGTTACCGATACGCTCTTCGATCAGGATGACGAAATCACCCGACGCGAAGAAATCATGGCGGCGGAAGCCCTGAAAACCGGCAAGATTGTCGTGTCCGGCGAGGATTACGAAACGCAGGTTGTCGATTATGGCCGAAAGGCCGAACTGACAGTCGCTTTGACCGGTGCCAGCCGCTGGGGTGAAGCGGGCGTCAAGGTGCGAACCTCCATCCGCGATTGGGGAACGCGCGTCGCCAAGGCTTCGGGCGGCGCTGCCACGGAAGTCATTCTGGGTGCAGAAGCAGCCGAAATCTTCCAGACTGACGAGGAAGTGCGGGAAACCCTCGACAATCGTCGTCAGGCCGATGGCGTCATGCAGTTCGGTGCGGTTGCTGCCGGCAGCGAGGACATGGTCGCTGTCTACCTCGGCTCGATCGGTCAGTTCAACTACTGGCAGTATACCCAGCTGTTTCAGGATGACGCTGGCAACGATATTGAAGTCTGGCCGAGCTTCGGCGTTGGTGTGATTTCGCCATCGCAGTTGCAGGGCTTCATGGCACACGGCGCTATTCAGGACATCAAGGCCCGCCTGATGCCGATGCAGCGCTTCCCGAAGATGTGGGATCAGGATGACCCTGCCGCCACTTTCCTCATGACGCAGAGTGCTCCGCTGCCGGTTCCCGGTGACGCGAACGCTTCGCTCTTCGCCATGGTCCGCTAATCCAGATCGACGAAACGGAGAAACGTATCATGGCAAAGCAGAAGACTATCACACAGGCCTATGCCGCCACGCTTATTGTTGCCGGGAAGGACATTCCACCCGGCACTGATGTGCCATTGCCTGAGGATGAAGCCAGGCGCATCGGCGAAATGTTTGGTGTCATCCCGGCAACCGGCAAGGTGGATGCCTCGGCCAGGACCAGACTGCCCGCGCCGCCCGCCAAAACGCCAGACCTGGACGTGCTGGAGAAAGCCGTCGAAGAAGCGCGGAAGGCCTATGACGACGCGAAGGTCGCGCTTGAACATCCGGACGCCGGCGACGATGAAGCGAATGCGTTCGAGGCGGCGGAAAAAGCTCTGGACGAAGCTGAGGCGGCGCTCGAAGCGGCGCTGGCCTGATGTCACGGCCTGCCGTTTTTGCCCAGATGGGGGACGCATTTACCGCGTCCCTCGGCAATGTCGATGCCGAACTTACAATCGGCGGTGCTGTGCGCCCGGCAATGCGTGGTATTTTCCGGGGCGTTCGGGATACCGATCTGCTCGATCTCGAAGGCATCGCCGCCGAGGGCATAAAATACACGCTGGCGATTCCCGGGCACCTGATCGACGGTGTCAGGCAGGATGACAGCGTCACCATCCTCGCCAGTGACGACGGCAAGAACGTCGGAGACCGGTTTCTGATAGCTGGCCATGTAGATGACGGCAGAGCCATGAAGCGTCTGCTTCTGCAGGATTACTGACATGCATGTTCGTTACAAGATACTGGACAAAGTCAGAGGTGACCTTGAACCGGTCGTTTCGGCTGGTGCGAACGGCAAGGTCTCGCTCATGCGGTCCCGAGCAGTCGAGCAGGAAAACACACCGCATTTTACGGTCATCTGGACCAATGAGACCTCCAGTCCGGATGGCATCATCCCTGACCTTGATACCGGCGAAGAGCTTGCCCGCATCTTCCGGCGTCTGATCATCAACGTCATCATACATTTCAAGGGGCGATCAGATCCGCAAAGGGAGTTCGACGAATTGGCCCTGCTGGTCGAGACGGCCTTGCCGCCATCTGACCTTGGCGGTCTCGTTGTCGATATCATTCCGACAGCATCTGAAATGTTCATCGACCCGCAAACCGCGCAGAGCCTCGGGTCGGGTCGGGTCGTGTTCGAGGTCTCATACCGCACATTCGCGGGCATCCCGGATCGGGCGGCCTGACAAAACCCCACCCTCACAACAGGAGATTTGAGCCATGGCGTTAGGTCGTGAGCTTGTCATCAAGCGCAAGATGCTGCCCGACGGGGAGTTTGTTTCGGTCTGTGTGTCCGAAGCCCGCTCTCTGGAAATCAACAACGAAGAGATCGACATCACCAAGCCTGATTGCGCCAGCCCCGGCAGCAAGCTTGTGCGCTCGCTGATGTATGGAATGCAGAGCATTGCCGTACAGATCGACGGTGCATTCGTCGGCAATGCTGCCCAGAAAGCCATGACCGACGATGCCGTCAATCAGGTCGTTACCGAGTATCAAATCGTGGTGCCGACAGTCGGAACATTTGAAGCTGACTTTCTTGTCTCCATGACATTTTCCGGCGACAAGACTGGTGAACTGCAGGCGCAGGGCCGCATGTCTGCGACCGGCGTCATCGGCTTCACGGCGGCACCATAATATGGAGCCGCTTTTCAATCCCGTGCGCGGCGAGGCATCCTGCCAGATCGGCAAGACGAAAATCGTTCTAGTTGTCGAATTCGCACGCCTGGCACAATTGTGTCAGCTGGCTGACTGCGACGACATGCAGACACTTTACAAGCGTCTGATCGGTTTCCACCCGAAGACAGTGATGGCCGCTATCCGCACCCTTACTATCCATCCGGACGGCGACGAAGCAGCGCGAAAATTGGCTCACGAGGCCATGCGGCAACTGAGCGGTGCGGATGAACCTTCATTCCGCGAGGCAATCACCAATGCCCTCACTGGTCATATCGGGGAAGGCAACAAGCTGAGAGCCGAAGCCGATCATATCGCTGATCTCGACAAGGCGTTTGACAAACTTGATCCGGGAAACGCCCCAAGCCCTTCAGTGTAATTGACCGCATCACGCATATGCAGCGCATTGCGACTGGCCAGCTTGGCTGGTCGCCGCGGCAATTCTGGCGATCGACCTGGCCAGAAGTGCAAGCCGCCATTGAAGGGCGCACTGGACGTCGCCTCAAGGACGTCATCACACCAGAACGTGCGCGCGAAATCGCGCGTGACCATCCACCCACCAAATCGATCAGGAAGCCGAGCTAATGAGCGCACGCGCCGACATCATGGCCTTTATCGGCGCGAATGCGCGCGGCTTTCACGATGCGATGACACGTGTTCGGGGCGACGCGAAAAACACCGCTCAAAGTGCGCAGCGTGATTTTTCATTACTGTCGTCCGGAATTGACCGCAGCACGAATCTTCTCAAGGCGTCTCTGGCGGGGCTGGGCGTCGGTCTGAGCCTGCATGGCGCAAAGGAAATCATCAGCGACATTGCCTCCATCGATCGCGAGGCACGCCGCGCCGGCATCTCGATCAAAGCCTTTCAGGAGATGAAGTACGTCGCCGAGAAGAACCGCATTGACGTCGATGCGATGATTGACGGCATGAAGGAACTCAGCCTTCGTGCAGATGAATTTGCGGTCACAGGCAAGGGGTCGGCGTCAGAAGCGTTTCAGCGCCTCGGCTTTGGGGCGAAGGATGTTGCCAACAGGCTCAAGGAACCATCCCAGCTTTTCGTTGAGATTATTGGCCGCGTGCAGCAGCTTAACAAGGCGGCACAGATCCGCGTCATGGACGAACTGTTCGGCGGCAGCGCCGGCGAACGTTTTGTCGAGCTGATCGCGCAAGGCGAGGATGGCATCCGCCGTGCCATTGATGAGGCCCACCAACTTGGCATCGTCATGGATGACGAACTGGTTACAAAAGCGGCAGAGCTTGATGCGGCTTTCAACACCGTCGTTACGACTGTGGGATCGAACCTGAAACAGGCTGTTGTCAGTGTTGCTTCGGAAATCAGGTACGTTCTGGATCTCTTCAACACCGCTGAAAACCGCACGATATCCACACTCGAGCAGCAGCTTGCGGAAAAGCAGCGTCAGCGCCAGATCATGGCCGAGGATTCATTCCGGGGCTCTTTGGCTCGCGGTTACGATGGCGGACGCATCCCCGTTATAGATGAGGAAATCTCTGCGCTTAAAAAGCTGATCGAGACAAAGAAGGAAAACCAGAAGCTTCCAGAGCGAAAAGCCGATGAGGTCAAGCTGCCGCCTGCCGGTCTCAAAGTCGATGACGGCAAGAGTGGCAGTAAGAAATCCGTTTCCGAAACCGAGCGTCAGAAGAAGGCTGCTGACGAACTCATCAAGTCGCTTGAACTGGAATATTCGCTGATCGGGCAGACGGCGACACAGCAGAAAATTGCTACCGAAATTCGCAAGCTTGGTGCCGGTGCCACGAAGGAACAGAAAGACCGCATAACCGAACTGATCACAGTTATCGACGCCCAAAAGGCGGCGCAGGACCGGACCAACAAATCCCAGAAGGATTTTATCGACGGTCTCAATCAGCTGGAATCGGACGCGGTCGATGCCCTTGGGAATGTCATCGCCGGTACGGAAGACGCTGGCGACGCATTCAAAAAGCTCGCCATCGAAATTGTGAAGTCGGCCATTACTGGCAAAGGCGCGTATGCCGATTTCTTCAACAGCCTGTTCGGCGGATCAGGAAACATCGGCCTCGGCGGGTTCATCGGAGGATTGCTCGGGTTTGGTGGACAGAAATCCATAGCCACGAACGGAGGCATTGGCCTCTATGCCAATGGCGGCATCTCGGACAAGCCCGCTATTTTCGGCGAAGCAGGCACTGAAGCTGCCGTTCCGCTGCCAGACGGTCGCAGCATTCCGGTCGATCTCCGTTTGTCCGATTTGCCATCAGCTCCGCAGGAACAGCGCACATCTCCGGTTATCACCCTCTCGCCGGTCTATCAGATCGATATGGGCAATTCGGATGGGAATGAGGCCACCATTCGCAAGACAATCGAAGAGGTCAACAAGCGCAGCCTTCCGAAGCTTGCTGAGGATATCAAGGAACTTCATATGCGGGGTATGCTCTGATGGTTGCGATCCTGCTTCCGACTGTCGGCTATCGTCCGTCACGTCCAAAGCTTAATGAGCCTGTGTCAATGTCCGCATTTGGACAACGGGCAATCTCATTCGTCGAATATGCCGATGCGTTCTGGACCGTGTCCATGACTACGGACCCTTTGAAGGCCGAGGAACTGTTGCTCGTGGAAGGCTTCCAGTTCGATGCCAGAAACGGCATGCAGACCATTATCTATACGCCCACTACTGTTTGCTTGCCGCGAGCATATTGGGGCCAGCCTAACCATGCGCATCTTGCCAGGACTGGCGTAGTACAATCAATCCAGAACGCGCAGAACCTCACTGTCACGGGTCTTGTTGCAGGTCTGAAGATGCAAAAGAGCGATTACCTGTCGCTTACAACAGGCGACTATCATTCCCTGCATAAGGTCACGGTAGGCGGTGTTGCAAGTTCGGGTGGCGTCATGACCGTTGCCGTCTGGCCGCCCATCATGAGCTATATTGCCGTGGGCGCTGTCGTCACCGTCAAGAATCCGAAAATGAACACTCGTTTGGTCGCCGACAGCTTCTCGCTTACCGAGGAAGCATTCCCGGTGGCGTCCTGGCAGCTGATAGAGGTGCCACGCTAATGGCCTTTCCATCACGTTTGCAACAGCTTCTTGAAGACGGTCGGGCCGTTATCCGGGGCATGATCAAATACCAGTGGGGGACCGGCACTTACGGTGTCTGGAATGGCAAGGGCTCGTTCTCTTACGAAGGTATCACCTATCACGCCAATCAGTTGGTTAGTGTCGAGGATATAGCAATCGGTCTCGGCACTGCTGCCTATCCGCTCACTATCGAAATGCCCGCACGTGCTGACTTCGGATACACGGAAGACAAGCTGGCCACGATCGAGCAGCAGGAATATAAGCGCCGTCCCGTGACGATCTCTGATGCGTTTTTTGATCCGGACACGCGCGAGCTGCTGCACGTTGAGCCGCTTTATTACGGCTATGTCGACACAATAGACCACGTGCGCGACGAGCGTTCGATGAAACTTGTGATCCATATTGAGACTTCGGCGCTCGATAATCACAAGGATGGATACCGTTCGGCATCGCACGAGGACCAACAGATCGTCTCACCCGGCGACCGCTTCTTCCAGTACGCCTCTCTGGTGAAAACCGAGAAGCACGAAATCACTATGTGACCCCTCATACATCGACGGTTCTTCCATGAAACTCAACCGGCTACCGGATTGGGATCGCCGCCTTGCGTGCGTGACCGAAAAACATATTGGCATGTCTGCAGAATGGGGCGTGTGCGATTGCCTGCTCACGGCTGCTGACGCCATCGAAGCTGTTACCGGGAAAGACCTCGCTTCCTCCATTCGCGGAACCTATTCGGATCAGATGGGCGCACTACGTGCCATGCGTCGACGCAAATGCAAGACGGTCGAGGATGTCTTTGCCAAGCGCCTTCCTGCGATTGGTCCATTGTCGGCATGGCGGGGAGACGTTGGCGTCATCGAGATCAATGGTGTGCTGTCCGCCGGCTACTTCACCGAGTACGGTTTCGCCGTCAAAGCCGACCACGGATTGGTGTTTCGTCCGCTGACTGATGTCGCACGGGCCTTTCAGATCGGTGCGCACTGATGCGCAAGCGTTTACGCATTCTGATCGCATCGCTGTTCTTGTCGACGGCACTCATTCCAGCGGCCCACGCTGATCCCATCACGTCGGTTATCGGAATTGTCGGAAGCCTTTTTACTGGCGCTGCGTCCTTTCTCGGTGGCGCAGGTCTGCTTGCGGGTGTCGCACGTCTCGGCCTCGGTATGGTGGCGAACGCACTTCTCGACAAATGGGGTCGCCAGAAACCGAAATCACGAGCCTCCCAGCTTGAAACGACCTATGGTGAAGATGGGCCACGCCAGGTCATTCTTGGCACTGTTGGCACTGCAGGCCAGCATGTTTACCGCAACAGTTTTAGCAAGGGCAATCGCCGGGTACAGGACGTCTATCGTCTATCGGATTTTCGCATCACGAAAATCAGGCGCATCATGTACGACGGGAAATGGGTAGGTGCCGAAGGTGCCCAGAACGGCGAGGCCGGTTACCGCATACCCGGCATTGGCAAGGGACCCGGCGGAGCCGAACTCTGGATCAAGACCTATATCGGAACAATGACACAGCAGGCCGATCCCGGCCTGATTGCGCGTGCCAACCCACCGACGCGATGGACAGCCGATCATCGCGGCGCCGGTATCGCCTATGCGATTGCGACCTATCAGATCGAGAAGGAAGACATCACCCAGCCGTGGCAGGCTTTCTTTGAGATCGAAGGGGCTCCGGCCTATGACTGGCGTCTGGATTCCACGAAGGGTGGCACCGGCAATTGCCGGTGGGAAGATCAGTCAACGTGGGTCTATTCCGACAATCCCGTCGTCCTGATGTATAATCTTGAGCGGGGAATTTATAATGGAACCGAATTGATCGTCGGCAAGGGCACGCCTGCAGCCCGGCTCGATTCCAAGATTTCCGAATGGACGGTGGCGGCCAATATCTGCGATGAAACCATGGCCGATGGTAGCAAGCGATACCGGGCCTCGCTCATCGCGGTCGCTGGCGACGGCGCTGCACATGAAGCCAATATGCGGCCTCTGCGGGAAGCCTGCGCGGCATCATGGGTCGAAGACGCCGCCGGTCAGTATCCCATTGTCGGAGCCAATCAGGCTGTCGCATTCACTTTTACTGATGACGACATCAGCTGGGATGAATCGTTCAAGTTTTCATTCAAGCGCAAGCATGTTGAACTGGTCAATACGACGTCAGGCAAATATGTTGACCCCGACAAGTTCTACCAGACCTCGCCGCTGGCCACCCGCATCAATCAGGATGCAATAGCACAAGACCGGGAACGCCTCGCGGTGTCGCTGTCGTTTTCGGCCGTCACGGACGTCCGTGTCGCTGATCGCCTGGCTGACATCGCTTTTCGCGCCAGCCGTTATCAAGCCAACGGTGCGTTTGTGCTTCATCCTAAATTCCTTGACGTCGCCCGCATCGGGCGTTGGGTGCAGTGGAACTCCAAGAAATATAACCAGAGTTTTACGCTGCAGATATTGACGCGCCAGTTGGGGCCGCTCGGTCCAAAGGGCGCTCGCAATATCCATGTAAGCGTTCAGGAAGTTGGAAATGGCATTTTCGATCCGACACAATTCTCCACAGTGCCGGTCATTACGGTGCCCGTTGGCGACCCGGACTATCTGAGCGAAGTTCAGAATCTGGACGTTTCGCCGTTGATTATTGCAGTGGGATCCAAGAAATTTGCAGCAATCAGAACGCAGCGCGATCCCATTGAGGACGTCACCGTTACCGGCGTGGAGTTTCGGTATTATCCCACGCTCCAGCCAAATGCTGTCCTGTTCGAACAGGCACCGGTGGATGAAAGCGTGGTGCCCCTGACCGAAGGCATCGTTTCGAGTACCGAATATGGTGTAGAAACACGGCTGATAACAAAGCCCTTCCGCACCGTTCCGTGGTCCGCACCGAAATACGTCACAACCCCGGCGCAGCCATATACTGATGTACTCGCCGAACTGGCCCAGATTGGTGAGGATGCCAAGGCAATCATTGCCGAAGCATCCCAAATGCAGTCGATTTATCGGGATCTGATCGAGCGTGTTGCTACTGACGCCGCCATGGGCACGGGTCAGAATGTTGTCGACCGACAGGTTTACACCGAAAAGATCCGCAACGCCTTTGCCCAGATCGTGGAAGAAAAACGCATCCGTGCTGACGAAACCGGCGCATTGGCCGAGATCACGACTGTTTTACAGGCGCAGATGGATGATCCTGATACTGGTCTGACCGCACTTGCCACCGGCATACAGCAGATATCGGCGCAGGTGAATGATGATGAGAATGGCCTGTCTGCATTGGCGCAGGCTATTCTGGGTGTCGAGGCTACGGTTGGGAATGTTTCTGCCGGGGGTCTGATCTCATTCAAGGCACAGGTTCCGCCGCCTGCCGGGGTTCTTTCACAGATCAGCATTCTGGCGCGAGCATCGGTGAACGATGCGTTTGTCCAGTCCGGTCTGATTATTCAGGTCTATCAGGATGGGCCGACGATCAAGAGCCGCATTCTCAGTATCGCAGACCAGTTCGTCATCTGGGATGGCAATGCTGCCAATCTGCCGTTCGTGGTCGAGGCAGGTATCCTGAAGGTCGCTAATATCAGGCTGGGCACACTGGATTTCGACCGTTTGCGATCCACAAATCGCAAGCTCGATATCCGGGGTGACGGTAACAACGCTTATATAGAGATCACCTTCTGATGGGTAAATTCTTTGCGGGCTACAAGCCCGGTGTCGGTGCTGTGCTCAAGATATTGAAGCACAACACCGAGGACGCGTTGACGCTCGCGAACAACGCCTACAATCGTTATTTCTTCAATTCGGAGACGCAGAACCTGTCTTATATCTGGGACAAGTTCTATTTCTCAAACGGCTTCAACCCGGCTGTTTATCAGTCGTCAGAGGGTGTGAACGGAAACCTGTACATCGTTGAAGGTTCGTCCCCTTCATTGGCACGTCGGGCAATGACGGTCCAGAACTATTACGACGGTCAGAACCGCGTTGATGCATTCATGTATTATGAAATCTTCGCGCGTTTCCCCGATATGCCGATTGTTCCGATCTATGAGGCAAAGTTGATGGACAGCGCGGGGCGGGTGCGCGTTGGCCACATCGATAGCCCGTCAGGTAATAAGGACCGCGTTCAAACTGTCCGCTCGTATAATTCCGACATCTGCTATGCGACACCTGGCGCGACCGGTCCGGGTGGTAACGGTATCCGGGGTTTCAGAAGTATACACCCCGATCTTGGATATACAGGCTGGGTGGGACGCATCACCAATAACGAAGGCCCATATAACTGCGCATTGAGCAACTCCGACAGTGGCGGCTATTACCGGGCATTGACCTGCCAGTGGGATCTGCCTGCCAATAACGCTGCAATCCCTGCTCCCGACGCCACACCGGTGGCCGGGCAAAAAATGCTCCGTATTCGTCCGGACGTCGCCATCCTGACGCGGCGGGGCTTTAGTGTCGATACCGCCAACGTTCGGCAGTGTATCTTCAACAGTAACCGTTTTCCCGGCATGTGCGTCATGATGGGGCAGACAGGACTCATCCCGGCGAATTCATCCGTCTATGTCCCGCGCACAACCGATTTCCCGCTGCACGAAACAATGTTTGTCGACACGATCATTGCGCTCGACGGGCTGGAATTCACCATTCCCGCAGTCGATCGCACGGCGAACAAGACCGGGCGGCAAATGAAGGTCTTCTACAGGATAGGTGCCAATGGCATCACATTCAGCGTTGAGGGTGATTATGCAGTTCGTGTGCGCTACATGGTCTATGCCACAAGCACGCAGGCGCAGACTTCGGGCGGCGTGAAGGTTCTGAGCGTACTGTCGAGCGGACACGTCCAGATCAAGCGGCCCGGTTCGAGTGACAGCAATCCCAGCGGTAACGACATCATGGTCGATACACGCTTTCCTTCTGTCCGCGTGATGAAAGAAGCGTACATACCGATCGGCGCGTTCTCGACTGCGAACGTGGTCGACAGTCAGTATGGCTCCCATGCCGCGATCGTGCCCTTCGATGGTTCGGGTCAGTTCATTTTCCCGAAAGTCATGGGCAACTGGCCTGAGCGAATAACACAGGGTTTCCATCAATATGTGCGTCTGCCGGGCACCAATGCGTGGCGACCTACCAACCAGTCCTGCGTTACAGTGGTCGAAACAAACCGGATTGTCATCCATATGAGTCCGGGCGCGCCAACAACCATCGATACGTCATCGGGCAACTTTGCCTATAACCTGCCCGATCCTGCGGGCGCTCGCTATTACATTCTCAGCGCCACGACGCTGAACTGAACCCCACTCACATTTTGCAATCTTTGCCCATGGAGGAAATGCCGTGGCAGGCTATGATTTTGAGTTTTACGAGACCGGCACGATTTCGGTCACTGCCGGTCAGAAAGCCTTCACTGGCACGGGCACAGCATGGAAACTGCGCGGCTGCGAGGGTGCTCTCGTGGTTGTTGCGGGGGCTGGTGCGGTCAATTTCGTGTCGAGCCTGTCGACCGATGCTGCAGGCGAGTTCCGCACTGCATGGGCTGGGCCGACGCTTGGCGATGCTTCCTATGTGATGTGGCTTCCTTCAGCGGTGGCAGCAGCAGCACTCGCCAATCATCAGCGTCTGGCAGAAATCATTGCCGGAATTCAGGGAGCGCAGCCTGAGAGCGCTATCTTGTCAGCGTTCGCTGCACTTCAGGGATCTGACGGCAAACTGCCTATGTTTACCGGCGAAAACACCTTGAAGCTGGTTGAGTACATCGCCGATGCCAAAGGCAGTCTCGCCAAGCTTGCTGCGCTTCAACTTGCTGCGAACACGGTTCTTCGGACAAATGCCGACGGAGCGATAGAGCAGTCCCAATTAACGTCATCCGGCGTGGCGCTGTTAAAGGCTCCACCGGTCGTGGATGGCCAATTTCTGTACGCAATTGGGCCGAACGATTTTTCTGTCGCTACAATCACGACATGGTCGCGCAGTTTTCTAGCTTCGCCAGATTCAGCCGAGCAGCGACGCATCATCGGCTATAATCGACCGGCATTTAAAGCCCACCTCGCTGCCAATCAGCTTGTCTATAACGGTACGACCAATCTTACCTTTACGGCAGCGCCTTTGAATGTCGGCAACGGTTGGTCAGGCGGAAGGTTCACCATTGTTCAACCTGGTACCTACTTCTTCATGTTGAATATTACGATTGGCGATGGCTTTGCCGGGCAGTTCATCCCGCAGATATTCGTCAGCAACGGGACAAATCCATCATCTGTTTACAGTGAGGTCGTTGCCCCCATCGGGCCGCAGAGTGCGCAGCGGTTCTATGCCGGTGGAAACGTTGGAGCGGCTATATGGCTCAACACAGGATCGTACGTGGAATTTAAGCTGGTGTTGGATGCCGTTCAGGGCAACCCGTACATGGGGGCTTTTCGGTGTTCTGCGACCGGATTTTTGATGTGAGGACACTATGAATTACAAGTTCATTAAGTTCGGCCCGGAGGGTTTTCCGCTCTTCTATTATGACGAGCTGACCTATCCGCCGACCGACAAAGGCCAGAAGAACGCTGATATTCCGGCAGATGCATTAGCCGTTAGCGATCAGCAATGGCTTGATGCATCCATGCTCAGGCTTTGGCGCGCTCCAGATGGCACACTCACCACGCCACCAGCACTGGAGTCGGGAGAGGAAGTCGACCTAGTAGCCTATGCCGCACAGAAGCGTTGGGAGCGGGAAGTCGGCGGGATCGAGCTCAATGGCTTGACCGTCGCTACCGATGATCGATCAAAGACCATGATTTCCGGCGCGCGGGTGGCTGCGATGGCCAATTCCGACTTCACCACGGCGTGGAAAGGATCTGGCGGGGAGTTCGTTCCGCTCGATGCCCGTGCTGTTGTCGCGATCAGCGATGCGGTGCTTGCGCATGTGTCGAATTGCTTTGCAATTGAAGCGCAGGTTTTAGCCGATATCGAGGCCGGAGCCATTACTACTGTCGAACAAATCGACGCTGCATTTGCAGCTTAGAGCAGGAGCCCAATCCCCGCGTTCCCGCCCCTGTGGCGGTTTTTCATTGCGAGTTTCCGCTTCCATCGTAGAAGAAATAAGCTGTTACGATAGCGGCTGCTATCGCCATGAAAGACCAGAAAATCCATTCAAAATGTGAGTAGACCAGTGATCCCATGAACTCCTCCCAACGCACAAACGTTGGAAGGCTGAGAAAGTTCACTCAATGGAATGAAAAGCCCCGGCAAGGTTTCACTAACCGGGGCGGGCGCATTGGGAAACCACGCTGAAAGCTATGATATGCGCCCAGCCTCCGTGTAGATCGCTAACTGTTAATATTGTCTTCCAGAGACGTGGAAAACCCCGGTCACGTGCGGCAACCGGGGCTACGCAGACCATCCAGTCACGTCAAAGGTCGGCCTACGCTCGTACTGAAATAGCACTGCCGTGAATAAAAGGAAGTCAAACACGGCGGGGCTACGCGTTGCACTGGCGGTGAGGGGGCGTCTGGCTAAAGACGCCCAATCCGATCAGTTGCGATTTTTCAGCCACATACCGACTACTATTGCTACCCAGATCAGTATCGCGACTGTCGGGATCCAGATGACCCAATCCATGATCAAAATCCGACTTAAGTCAGTTTACGGAAGGCGACCTGATCCACCCTCGTTATGCCGCTCGGCGTACTTTCGGCTCAGGATATCGAGTACGAATTTTGCCTGCTGTTCTGTGAGCCCTTTTTGTAGGTGTCCGTCGTGGACAACAGCCTGATGGTTGAAAACATCAATGACCGTCCAACTGCCATCACCCTCGCGCCGTATGTCAAAACCATTTTCAAGCATCGTCATTCCTCCGCGTTGATTAAATCAACCGCGAAAGGACAACGAACGGGCGGAACATTCGTTCAATGAAAAAGAAACCCCGGCAACGTGCGGCTACCGAGGCTCCACGCAACTTCGCACATGGCTAGTAAGAACGTTGCGCAATGCCAGTATATAGATGCCGACGATTAAGAAAACCCCGGCAGCGGGGGCTACCGGGGCTGGCGCATCGGAATGGGCTTGGGGGGCTTAGGGTCCGATGCGCGATTTAAAACGTAGTGCGGCAGTGAACCATTCTCAACTGCCTGACAATTGAAACCCTGAAAGGTATCCACCATGGATAGAACCGTGCCAACTGGCGCGGCGCTTCTGCTCGACTTTATTGGCGGGATCGAAGCCCCACGCGGCTATGACGTGATTTACGGCAACAATCAGGACAAGTTGCCGAAGCCGATCACACAGATGACACTTGGCGAACTGATCGATGCGCAGGCATCTTTCACCAAGCGGTTCAAATCGTCTGCATCTGGACGATACCAGTTCATGCGTGCCACGCTGCAAGACCTTTCCCGCGAGCTTGGTTTGCGCGGCACACAGAAGTTTGACAAAGACCTGCAAGACCGGCTCGGTTTTCATCTGCTGAGGCGGCGCGGCTATGACGACTACGTGGCGGGAAGCATTACGCGCACGGAGTTTGGCAAACGTCTGGCACAGGAATGGGCTTCTCTCCCTGTCCTCGCAGCAACAAAGGGCGCTCATCGCGACCTGAAGCGAGGTCAGAGCTACTATGCTGGCGATGCCTTGAATAAGTCGCTCGTCTCTCCGGCCAAGGTCGAGGCGGTTCTGAACAAGGTAAAGACAGCTGGCGCCGTTCAACCAGTTGTCTTGGTTCCTGAAATGGTCACCGTTGAGAAGCCCGTTGTAGCCGATCCGGGAGAGCTTGGAACGAAGCCGTCCAAGAGCAAGACAGTCTGGACGTGGGCGGGTGCAGGCATCATGTCGGCAATCAGCGGTGCCGGATCATTCCTTGGTGGCCTCGACTGGCGGGTGCAGCTTCTTTTCAGCGCCGCCATTATCGGTTTTGCGATCTATGGCATTAAGCGCCGTGCGGATCTGTTCAAGGCCGTGAAAGACCTACAGTCGGAAATCGGCTGATGGGCACGCTCTGGGCACTTATCCCGTCATGGGTAAAAACTGCGCTCGCTGCCTTCGTGGCGGCGCTTCTGCTTCTGACGGCTGGATATCTCGCCGGAAAGCGTGAAGGCCGTCAGCAAGCTGTTTCTGAGCAACTGCGCGAAACCGTCAAAGCCGAAAAGGAAAGGGGCAAGGACGATGAAAAACTACGCGGGCTTACGGATTATGATTTTTGTGTTCTTGCCCTTCGTCGTCGCGGGCTGTCCTTCGACCAGTGCGACGAGCTGCGCGGGGTGGAGACAGAGTAACCTTTCGCCTGCTGGCCTAGTCGCGCTCACCAAAGTGGATCGCCCCGCAGCGGAACGGGTCGAAGGCAATGACGAGAATGGAAAACGGCGGGGCTGCTGGTGATGTCTGAAGACTTCAAATGGCTGATCGGCACGGCTGTAACGCTCATAGTCTTTTTCAGCGGCGCATTGATTGCGTCATTTCGTTCTCTGGCAAAGTCTCAGAAAGACGGCGACGATCAGCTACATGACCGTGTGAACCGGGTGCGAGATGAGTATGTTCGCCGTGTTGATCTTGACGATCACGTCAAGCAGCTGCGCGATGGCATGAAGGAAATGCGGGATGAAACGCGCGAAGGACTGAAGGAAACGAACAAGAGGCTCGATCAGGTGTTAGCCGTGTTAGCGCAGGACAAGAAGGTTTGACTAAAAAAGAACCCCGCATCGCTGCGGGGAAGATTCACGACGCGCTCGACAGGGATTGGGTTTGCCTCGGCCGCGCCGGCGCAGCCTTTCGTTTCGGCTTTGGCAAAAGGCCCTCGCGTTGCGCTCTCTTTTTTGCGTCTTTGCGAGCGCGACGGATGGCTTCGTCTTTCTCGCGGATGCGTTTTTCTGACGGCTTCTCATAAGCGCGACGTTCTCTCATTTCACGAAAGACACCTTCGCGCTGCAATTTCTTTTTCAGTACACGAAGCGCTTGGTCGACATTGTTGTCCCTTACGAGTACCTGCAATTTTTATCCTACTCTTTTGATAATTTAGTGCTCTCGCGCTCCAAACGCGCAGCTCGGAGCCGGGCGGTTTTTGCGTCAACTGCTGCTCTTTCGTTTTCCAGAATGCCTTTGGCAGTCTTGTCGGTCACAGCGTTCTTTGTTTCCATACGTGTGCGAGGCTGCTTGAAGAGCGTTTCTTTAGTGGGCTCACCCATTTTATACTGTCCTTCCGGCTGTTGGATCCGCATTCGGGTCAGAAAAACAGGGCCAAATAAAAAAGGTCGGGCAGACCCGACCTTCCAATTGTCTCAACGAGCAATGCCAGTACATCCGTGGTCAAAGACCGGAGACAATATCATTGCCCTATCAAAGAGCCTGAAGATTATCGGCAGCCTTCTTGCCCGAGCGGCGATCCGCTACGAGTTCGAAGCTTACTTTCTGGCCTTCATTGAGTGTATGCAGACCTGCACGCTCAACAGCCGAAACATGAACGAACACATCCGGCGAGCCATCATCAGGTTGAATAAATCCAAAGCCTTTTGTGCCATTAAAGAATTTTACTGTTCCGTTGGTCATATTGAATATCCTTCAAATCGAACGGTTAAATAATAACGAAAATTAATTCGCTGCGAGTTTTACGATTTGAGAGAAAAAGAGGGGCTTTGAATTTTAGCCACGTCGTTCGATAACAAAGTCGATGGACAACATCTAGTGTTAATCAACGCTTTTTACAAGACTAGCGCTCTTGTTTTATTAAAAATAGATTTTTGCAACAAAAAGAACCCCGCAGCGAGAACCGCGCGGGGTTGGAAGTCATATGTCATCGGCACCCAAAATTTTATTCAAACGAGACAAAAAGTAAAGCCCCGACGCTATTGGCAGGCGTCGGGGCCGCGCTTGGCAAATGAGGTGCATGTCCTTGCCAGCGCTCTATCCGCTGAGCTTCGTACGGACTCAGCGAATAACTGAAAAATGCCCTGCCGAGGGACGAGCTAGGCAGGGCTGCGCCAGCGATGGTTCTGGTGCCAGTAGAGGTGAACTGGCGCGAAGTTATCGTTCTTGCATCATTAAAACTCTGGGGAGGGGGAATGGTTCCGCTGTGAGCGCCACGCTATTCCTCCGAGTCAGTTCCCATCTCCCCCATCTGGACGCCCTTAGCCATGCTGGCGATGGCTCGCGCAACCTCGATGCGATCCCATCCAGCCTCTTGCGCGTCGTCTATCAGGTTGAACAGGCCGTCGGCGATGTCTTCCTGACAGTCCATAAACCGTTCCGGGTAGTCCTCGTCTTTCCTCGGCCCTTTCATTCCATCCTCCCTAAAACAAGCTTGCCTGTTCTTCCTTATTGTCATTGCTTGGCGTGAGGTCGATCAGGTCGGCGTCGGGCAGGGGCTTCTGCATCTCTTTGGCTTCATCCCATGGAGCGCGTAGCCAGGTGTCGATTTCCTCCGTGGTGCGGAGAATGACCGGCATTGCCTTCGGATGAACCGGCTTCACGACAGCGTTTGGCTCAGTGGTGAGAAACCCGAAGATATCGACCTCGACCGGGCCTTCCTTCTTCTTCCGCACGCCTTTCCAGCTTGTCCAGATACCTGCGAAGGCAAACAGCGGCTTTTCCTCATTCAGCGCGAACCAGTGCAGCGGCTTACGCTTGGTCTTCGGGTCGGGTTCCTGCCCGTATTCGGAGAACGATGTGGCCGGCACAGCGCAACGGCTTTCGACGCCTTGCCACCGCCGCCAGTGAGGCGAGGTGAGGTTGCGGATATTGGTAACCCCGCTATCCGCTTCGCCCTTCACGTACATCGGAGGCGTAGGCATGCCCCAGCGGAGCATTGCGAGCTCCGGCTCATCACCTTTGATGTTTCGCAAAACAGGGGCCGGATAGTCGGGAAAGATATCCATCTGCGGATCGACACGGTTCGTAAGGTCCGAGAATTTCTTGAACAGGCGGCGCATGGCCTCATGTGTCGTGGTGATATTGTATAGATTGCACATGCGCTCCTCCTCGTTACGAAAAGAATAGCGCGGTTATTGTTGGCGTCTAGCTGGTTGCTTTCACTCTGACTGTAGTGCGAAGCTGCGCGGGTTAGGTTGTATCGCATCTCAAATAGTCGGGCTGATCAATTTAGGATTTTGCAATGCGAATTGTTGATATCAGAGAAAGGTCGATTGATCTCAGCCGTTTCGCGGATTTGAGCATTCATCAGTCGCTGCTAACGACGAGTATTGTCGCTGTCGTGACTGATGTTTTACGTAACGGTATCCCGATTGTCGGATATGGCTTCGGTTCTGTCGGTCGGTTCGCCCAGTCAGGATTGATCAGAGAACGGTTCGCTCCTCGCTTACTTGCAGCCGACACTGATCAATTATCCAATTCCGCAAACGATAATATCGATCCGTTTCGCGCTTGGAAGCTAATGATGTCTGATGAAAAGGCAGGCGGCCATGGTGAACGCTGCGTTGCGGTCGGAGCCCTAGACATGGCAATCTGGGATGCCGCAGCAAAAATCGAAGACGCCCCACTATTCAGCTTTCTCGCTGAAACCTTGGGCAATAATTCAGACCCCGGGACTCAAATTAACTGTTACGCTGCCGGCGGATATCCTTACCCCATCGAAGACCGTTCTTCGTTGCGCACCGAAATTCGATTGATTGTTGACCGAGGCTTTACGCATGCGAAAATCAAGATCGGTAAAGGGGAAATAACGGAAGACTTACGGCGGATCGATATAGCTGCAAAAGAATTGCCAACTGGCTATTCTAGTTTGGCTGTGGACGCAATGAACGCCTACAGCCATGAAAGTGCAATACAGGCCGCTACTGCGCTCTCGGTAAAAGAACTGTGGTGGTTCGAAGATATCTGCGATCCGTTGGATTTCGATACTCAATCTGACATTGCCGAAAATTACGCGCCGCCGGTTGCTGCTGGCGAAGCATTATTCTCTCTATCTGAGGCCAAGCTGTTGGCGCGTCACGGTGGTTTAAGGCCCAATCACGACATTTTAGTATTTGATCCAGTTCATTGTTACGGTTTGCCTGTCTACCTCGAAATTGTCGACCATTACGTCAAACATGGATGGTCGAAAAAGTCATTCTGGCCACATGGCGGCCATCAATTTTGTCAGCACGTAGTGGCTGCGCTAGGCCTCGGAGGCGCGGAGGTGAACCTTACCAGCTTTCAGCCGCTTTGTGGACTTGCGGACGATACTGTTGTGGTAGATGGAAGGATCAGTATGTCTGACCGTCCTGGCATCGGTTTTGAGCATCGCAACGCAGTGCGCCAATTGTTTCATAGCTTGCTGGAAACTGGGTAAGTACTCATCCGTGGCGGTGGCCTTGGCAACCGAAAGTGCCATCCTTATCTGCGCCGTCCAGTCACGTCGAAATACGACATTTGCCGTATAGCGCTTCACTTGATTCTGCCGTCGTGTGTTTGCAGATCGTGCACTTCGCCTGCACGCTCCCATTTGTGTTTCAGGCGAATTGCTGGTGAGGCCAGCAGAGGAGGACATATGAAGACCTTAGCAATAGTGGCCGTTGGCGCATTCATGGTGTCGGGAACGGCATTCGCGTCCGCGCCTGCTGTATCGACTGTTAAGCAGACCATCAAGCAAGCCCCAGCATCCGGCCCAGTTGTGGCAGGTGGCTCGGGCAAACAGAATCGCGTTGGTTTGCCAGGGACGGGCAAGAGCTTTCGTTTTTAAGTTGGATGGTTTGCCCCGTTTAGGCGGGGCAAACGCCTATTTCTTTCTGCCAGTCAGTGCGTCCTCGCCTTCCTGCTTGTGAGCGCGACAAAACCACAGCTGTCCATTTGTCGTCTTGAAGCCGAACGAACCCCATTCCTTGCAGTCTGCTGCGTCGCAGAAATGCACGAACAGGCTTCCTGCCTTGGCGACGTGTGCGTTGTCGTTTTTGTAAGCAGTCATTATCCCCTCGGCATTTTCGTAATTCCAAACTGCGCATAGCCCTTTGTCGTGCAGGCCCGGCATCGCATGCGTCGGTGCAGATCGACAAACCAGGTATGCGTTCCGTATTTTCGTAAAAGCATCTCTCTATCAATCGATCCGATGTGCCCGCACTGGCAACAGAACCCGTATAGCTCGTACCATTTGAACAGGTCCATGATCCGGGTCGATACCGGCATTTCGGTCAGGTATGGTGGACGCGGTTTCATCGGTCAAAGTACGTCTCCCACGGCTTGGATTTCTTGTCCGTTGGATCATAGGGAACGCCACCATATAGCTGGATGAACTCTCGCTGGCCTTCTTCGGCTGGAAATTTCACTACCGAGAAGTAACGGCCCTCATGATATACGCAGCCATTCAGCCGATAAGCGCCAAGCCGTTGTTCATCCGCAATCACTTCCAAAAGCCTGATGCGCAGCTCATCAGTCAAGAAAAGCACGACCTGAAACGGATGATGCTTATTGATCAGGGTTTTCGGTGGCTCACCACGCGATCTTCCGCTCATTTCACAAACACCGTAGGCTTCCAGCCACGTGCGAAGCCCATCGACATAGCCAGGCTGGCATATTCGATCTCTTTAACGAGAAAATCTCGATCTTTGAGAAGCGCTTCTATCGCAGCCCGCGCATCGCCCTTGTGATAGGCGAGAACCAGTTCGATTTCATCTTCGTATTCATTTTCTTGCGCAACCGCATTCATTGTTCTGCTCCAGTGAAGCAGACACCCACACCACCAAATGTGTCTGTATTTCATCGGCGCTGCCTGCCGATGTTCCTAAAATGTTCTCATTCTGAAAAAGAGTCAATCGCGATTTTGTGATTGTGGAAAGCCGCCCCGTTCAAGGCGGGTAATGACCAACTGCGCGAGCGGATCAGCGGGTCCGCGACGAATATGTGCGTCGTGTCGATCTCGACGATCACGTCAAGCAGCTGCGGGACGGTATGAAGGAAATGCGTGACGAAACGCGGGAAGGGTTGAAAGAGACGAATAAGCGTCTCGATCAGGTACTTGCGGTGCTCGCGCAGGACAAGAAGGTCTGACAAATTTGCTGATATTTGCATAAGGCATGAAAAACCCCGCCGAAGCGGGGTTTTTTTTGTTAATCATTTCCCATGAAATAATTGGGGGAGCCAACGGTTTGAGCATTTCTAAAATCCTCAAGGGCTTCTTGATATGCCTCTTTAGATCGTTCGGCTAATGTTGAGAGCTGTGCAGAGAACCTAACTGGTTGTTTCTGTGTGTCGGGTTCGCGCTGTGCTTGCTTGTTCGACATTTTGACCCCTTAATTAGCTTAATAGAGCGACTCAATTCAGATGGCGGTGTGCTAGCAAATGTCTGACAATAAGGCCACGGTTTCCTCCCAAGGTACAGAGATAAAATATCCGGACATTATAATCGGCATTGTGTCGCCAGTTGGCACTGACATAAAAACGGTCGTGGAAGAGCTTCGTTCCCGGTTCAAAAAGATAGGCTATGAATCACACCATATAAAAATTACCAAAGCCTTTCCGGATTTGGCTGCCGAATTTTCATATCGAGGTCTGGATGAGAGTAGCAAGTTCAAGAGGATTAATTCATATATAAAGTTCGGAAACCGGCTTCGAGAGAATATTAATCTCGATATTCTCTCTCGTGTTGCTATTTCGATGATCACAGATGAAAGAGACCAAGTTAGAACGCAGGGATATGGACGTCGGTCCACTGATAAAAAGGGCGTTGTATATATTATCGACCAGTTAAAAACGGAAGCGGAACTCAAGCTTCTTCGACAAATTTATGATAAGTCTTTCTTTCAAGTTTCTGTTTATTCAGCTCGAGACATCCGTGTCGATAATCTCTCAAGAGAAATGGCGCACGATGACAGAAAAGCCGATAGAATTAACTATCGGGAGAAAGCTGAGCATGTTGTATCAAAAGATGAGAATGAGCCGGATAAATTTGGTCAAAAGGTTGGAAAGATTTTCCAATATGCTGATGTTGTTTTAAATATTGATCGAACGGATGAGCAGAATAAACTTTCTAACCAAATTAAGAGATTTGTAGAATTATTATTTGGGTATAACGGTTATTCTCCGACAAGACTTGAGTATGGAATGTATTTGGCACATTCTGCGGCGCTTCGAAGTCTAGACCTCTCCCGTCAGGTTGGTGCGGCAATATTTCGTCCGACTGGCGAAATTGCAACACTAGGTGCGAACGAAGTGCCGAAGGCCAATGGTGGCACTTATTGGTGCGATGAGGGGTTTGATGCAAGAGAATATACTCTAAGTCGCGATAGCAATGATGCGCGCAAAGAGGAAATTCTGCAAGAAATAATAGAAATTCTTCGTGGAGCGGATCCAAAACTAACAGACAAAGAATTAAAAAGCCTTGCCGACTCCCAGTTCATGGATGCTCTTGAGTATGGTCGCATAGTGCATGCCGAAATGTCCGCTCTTTCGGATGCCGCGAGACTTGGAATATCTGTTGCTGGGGGAACGTTGTATTGTACGACTTTTCCCTGTCATATGTGTTCGAAGCATATCGTCGCTAGTGGGTTGTCAAAAGTTGTTTTTCTAGAACCTTATCCGAAGAGTTTAACTTCAGATCTTCACTCGGATTCTGTTAAAATTGAGGGGATGTCTAGAGGTTCTTACGATCGCTTTCCTTCTGTAAACTTTATCCCGTTCTTCGGGATAACTCCTACCCGTTACCGGGAGTTGTTCTCTCGACAAAAACGTAAAGCAGATGGAGCTTTTTCAAGGTATCGCGATGGCTTTCCGCGTCCAATATTCTCGTTTTTAGTGCCAGAATATTTGACAATTGAATCCGAAATCAATTCATTGCTTGTAGATGAAATAGTAGCCGCTAAAGAAAAAGATTGGAATGTAGAGTTGGACGGGGTTCCCGAGACTGTTCTGGAGGGCGAAAGGGATGTGGGAACAGAACAAAGCGAAGCTGGATTGGGTGCTTAGCCAAAAAGGAGTTCCTGTAGCCTTGCGATTTGGAAAGGGTCATAAACTGTATGTTCGTGTTCCATATTCTGCTGACAACAGGAATTGGCTCCAAGCAGGCAAGCGAACATCGCCTGTTTGGCTGAAAGAAAGGAAGCAGTGGGAGTTACCACAAGCTTGGTTCAACGATTTTGTCGACCGATGTTTGAATCGTTACGGTAAAGTTTATGTCGTCCAACCATTTCGGGAGCATGAAGTTTGTTCGCCTTCCTGTAGGTCGGCGCGTGGCCATGAATGTCAATGCTCATGTATGGGAGAAAACCACGGTTCTGAGAACAATGAAGGTTGGTTTGATGTATCAGATGCGTTTTCTTTACGTTGGGGAGCGCGTGAAATTGCGTGTCGTTTGATAGCTGTCAGCGAGAGCTAATTTATAACGCATGCTTTTCTTTGCGACTTTTTTCAAGCGATTGAAAACGATAGAGTTCCGTAGAACCTCCGGGACTCGAATGTGTGCGGTCAAGGATCCGAGTCCGGAGTTTATTACTATTTGTCGCAGCAATGGAAGTTCGCTATTTCACAAGGTGCAATCCTCGTTTGCCTTCAGCCTCAGCAAGTGTGCCGGGGTCTGCAGCTAGGCCAAATACAAGGTTCTCAAGTTCTGAATCCGGTAAGTTGAGATCTGATGCAATTCTAGACCTTGATTTGCGCTGCGACCACAGATCATCGAACACCATTTTCCAGATGGCAGATTTCTCTCGCTCAATCCCGTTGGGTTCACTTTTGCTATAGCGTTGATTTAATTGTATATTAAAAGTTCTATTTTGCCATTCAGTGATGATGCCAAGCTTGTTTAATCGATAGCAAAGCGCGGCGGCAGAGACACGCCATCGCCGTTTTTCTTCTATGATCGTCTGCAACGTTGCGGCGAATGGAATTCTCGCCCGAACATCATCTTCAGGCATCAGAAACGCGCTGGCGAATGCATTCGCCTCCAGTTCGGCGGATCGATGCGCGGGGCCGCCATGCTTGTGCAACACTAAGTGGCCCAATTCATGAGCTGCGTCGAAACGGCTTCGTTCTGCAGATTTGAATGTGTTCAAGAATATGAATGGTTCATCATTGCGCCAGAGAGAAAAAGCGTCGACGTTTTTGGTCGCTTCAGAGAGTGAGAAAATCCGCACACCTTTTGCTTCCAGCACGTTTAATAAATGCCCAATGGGTTTTTCCCCAAGGCCCCAATGTTGGCGTAGCGTGCGCGCCGCTGATGCGGGATCCCGATCTTGATCAAAATCTAAAAGATCGGGATCGGGAAGTTGGTAATTTCTATTCAGCCAATCCGCGACTTCGAAGGCGAGGGAGCCGGCAGACAGGGCAGCGTCGCGCTCTCTGGCAGTCATGGCACTTAAGCTACGGAAACTTGCAGATTCCGCATCTACTTCATCTGTGTCGTCTTTTTGGAAGAACTCAAGCGGGAAGTCGAGCGCCTTGACGAGTCTGGCAATTGTGTCTTCGTCGGGATCTTGCTTTCCGTTTAGGACGCGCGAAAGGGTGACAGGAGCAATTCCTGCCCTTTCGGCGAGAAGTTTGGACGTGAATCGGCGGCGTTTCCGTGCCAATTCCAACCTTTGAATGTTGAACATTTTCTTTTACTTACGGTGGATTATCGGAATTATATCCGTGAATTCGTCGTCACTCGCGGCCTCCGAGCGACGCGCCCATTCTTGCTTGTAAGCAATAAAAATGCGTTCATAGAATCCATGAAAATTGTTATTTTTTATCTTTGCAGGAAGCGATAGTTCTGCGCTGAAGGTTTCCGCATCGAACGACATACAAAAATACCAAGCGGTGGAATTCAAATGCTGTACGGACGCCAGGTCCACCGCGTTCGGCGCTTCCTTTTCGGTGAACAAAGCTCCTTGTGCAAGGTCGATAAAATGTGCAGATCCTGTTTTTTTGGCTGAAATAGCTTTTGGCCAACGAGATGTGCATGCTTGATCAACATTTTGATACGTGACCATAGTGCCCGTGATCGGGTTTCTGGAAAGCTCTATATTCTTGTCCCGTTTTATTTCATAGCCCTTGGAAATCGCCAAAAGCCGGAGATGCCTGTTGCCGTGAATATATGACAGCGTGCCCCGGGCGGTCGCTACATCGATACCGTCGATGGTATTTGCCCGCTCGGCAATTGTTTTGAAGGCGACTTGGAGTAGCTCGCTTCGGTTGAAGCTGAATTGTTGCAAGCGAGCATCTACGTCGACTGGGTCAGAATAGATTCGTTCGGGAAGCATGCGTTTCTCCGCGATAATTTTTTCCACCTCATTTGTGGACGAAAAAATTATCGACGTCAACTCGCTTGGATGGTGATCCACCCATGATTTGAACCGTCGCCGCTCCAACTACGCACAATTTTTTCCACATGTTCGTATTAACGCCTTCTATGTATCTTCTCCGGATTGCGAAGTTTTGGGCATAAGGTCGGTTATCCATTTCCAGTTTGCATACTTGTCACCGGTTTGACGGATGTGCGTGTAGCGCTTCAATGAGGTCCATGAGCGATGGCCAGAGACCATCGCCACGTGAGGAATGTTCCAGCCCATTTCAAACAGCCGTGATATGCCTTCATGTCGCAGATCGTGGAAGTCCAGATCCTCGATATCGAGCAGTGGACAGGTGCGCATGAAACGAGCGCTGACGGTTTTCGGCACATAGGGGAAAATAACCCCTTCTTTCTTCTGGGGTAGGGACTGCAGAACTGCGACGGCCTGCTCCGGCAAGTCACACCATACGTTGTTCCCCATCTTCTCGCCTGGGTTTTTCATGTCTCGAATGAGGATGCGCTTATTCACTGGCTCGAAGTCTTCCCACCGCATTGTGCAAATTTCACCCTGCCTGCGGGTCGAGAAAAGCGCGAACAGTATCATTTTGCACATAGGCATGTGGTTCCGCTGCCGGATCTCGCGGTCTGTAAAATGCTCCAGCAACTTGTTGAGCTCTTCAATCGTTGGCCGTCGGTCGCGCTGATTGGACTTCGCAATTACACCGAGCCTTTTCATGACGATCTGGGCATCTTTCATGGCGTCCGGATCGAGGGGAAAACCCCATGCTGGGCGCGCCAGTGTGAAGATTGCAGCAAGGTGAGACATCCAGTTGCCGACAGTCTGCGGCGTCCGTTCTTCCGCGAGCAGCTGTCCGAACTTCACGATGTCCTGACTGCGAATTGATGCACATTCCTTATTGGCGATAGAGAACCGCTTGATTGCCTTGAGTGTCTGGGCCTTGGTTCGCCCGATCTCTTTCAAACTCTCGGCAACGTACTTATCTATTGCGTCGGATAGTTTCGATGATGGTCGTGCGGTTACACCGATAAGGGACGGATCTTTCTTTAATTCGCTCTCACGCTTCTTGATCCATGCCGTTGCCATTGGCTTACGGTCAAAGGTGCGGGATTCGCGATGAACAATTTTGCCGTCCTTTTTTAGCAAGATTTGTGCTAGGTACGCGACAGACCCATTCGCCCTTGGGCGCTCAACGATAGTTCCCAC